AAGTAATAGTTGGTGCTGCAAGCATCATACAAATAACTACACAGTCGGATCTTAAAATTAACGTTACTGGTGATGCTGATGTCACTGTTGGTGGTAGAACTACATTGTCATCTACTAATGGAACAATCATAAATGGTGATGTTCAAGTAAACGGAAACTTAAACTGTAGTCAAACTGTACGTGCAGAGGTTGATTGTTTTGGTGGAGATAAGTCACTCAAGAATCATACTCACGATACTTCTGGTGTACAGCCCGGTGGTGCAACAAGAACGTCCACTCCTCCAAATTAATAGGAACAAAGATGGGATTAAAATTAGACCCTTCGACACATGACCTATTTGTATCTAACTTCCAATTTGCAATGAATAAAACAAAGACAGAAGATTTAGCGCAAAGGTTAAAAATAAAATTACTTTGGTTTCTTAATAATTGGTTTTTGGATGAGTCCTACGGTATCCCTTATTTTGAAAAGATCTTTGTTAAAGGTACTTCTAAAGATACGGTTGATGACACATTTAAATTAGCAATAGCAAGTGAGGACGATGTTGATGTTTTGTTGGGATACAATTCTGTGGCAAATAGATCAACTAGACAATTCACTATCGAAGCTAAAGTAAAAACTACAGAGGGAGAGATATTGAATATCCCCCTCTCCATATCAGTGTGAGATAAATAATGGCAGGAATTACTTCGGCAGGGTTAACAATCAAAACTCTGCCAGAAATTATTAGCAGCTTACAGTCAAAATTAATTGCCAGATATGGAGAATCTTTTTCTATAAGCACCAACTCTCCTGAAGGAGTTATTATTGGTGTGTTGGCTGATGAGTTGGCAGATAGTTGGCAAGGTGTTCAGGGTGTATACGATGCAGCCTTTCCTAAAACATCTTATTCAATTAACTTAGACAATGTTTGTGAGAAGGTTAAAGTAGAACGTATTGGAGCAAGCAGCTCTACCGCTCCAATTGAATTCACAGGGGATGTGGGCAGCATAGTTCCAGCAAACACTGTGGTATTGGTTGACAACACCAATTCACGATTTATAACAGCCTCTACATTAACTCTGGTTTCTACACAATTTAGTGATGTCCTCATTGAGGTCAGTGCTGTAGCGAATAGTACAGCTTATGAGATTACAATTAATAATACCTTGGTAAGCATAACCTCTGGTGTGTCTGCAACAGCCAGTGCCATTCTAACCTCCCTGAAGGCCGCTATAGACGCTTTGAGCTTAGGGGTTACTACGGCATTACCTACAAGCACATCGCTCCGTATCAACGTTACAGAGCCATCCAGCGTGTTTCCTTTGTTAGTTGGTGCTAGGTTAGCTATCACAAGCATTTCAAATGTTGTTTCAGCCTCTGCTGAAGATACAGGTGTAGTAAAAGCTCCTCTAAATACTTTGAATACACTGTTTGCTCCTATAGTTGGTATAACCTCTGTAACCAACCCTGTAGCGGCCATAGAGGGTCGTGAGCAAGAGACTGATGAAGAACTACGGGTAAGACGTTATGAGTCCGTACAGATCATTGGAGCAGCCACAGAGCAAGCTATCGTAGCTAACGTAAGAAACCTTGAAGGTGTTACTGCTGCATTTGTTATTAGTAATAGAACCTTCGTTACAGACGTAGATGGAAGACCTCCTAAATCCTTTGAAGTGGTTGTGGAAGGTGGTGATGAGCAAGTGGTTGCTGAAACTATCTGGCGTTACCATCCAGCAGGTATTGAGAGTACAGGTTCTGTCACCCGTACAATTGTAGATGAAGATGGTGAAGATCAAACTGTTAAGTTTAGTAGACCAACCATTATCTATCTTCGTATGGAAGTTGACTACACCAAGTATGATGAAGAAGCATTTGCTCTTACTGGTGAAGATGGTATTAAACAAGCTGCGCTCACTTATGGAAACACTCTAGGTATCGGTAAAGACGTAATCCCACAAAGATTCTTTGGTACAATCTTCAACAGTGTACAAGGTATTGAGTCTTTGGTTATTCGCATCTCTAGTTCTACGGATCTGATGACTTGGAGTGCATATACAACTTCACCTATCTCCATCTCAAGAACACAAAGCACTAACTTTGACCTTACACGTATCACAGTAACTGAGGTGTAACATATGGCAGTTGATCATGTTACTAGGGGTCTGTCAAAGATCCCTTATCAGTTTCAAGACTCAGAAAACTTCAAACATTTAATTCAAATCTTCTTAGAAGAGATTCAGGAAGTTGAAGACACATTAGAAGATATCCTTGAACAACAAGACTTGGATGCTGCTGTCGGTGTTCACCTAGATCGTATTGGAGAAGACATCGCATTACTAAGAGAAGGTATGTCTGATAGTGATTATCGGACTGCTCTTAAAGTTAAGCAGATTCTTAATGCTGGTGAAGGTCAATTCTCTACGGTATTGAATCTGTGGAGAACATTACTGGGAAGTACAACGGCAACAATGAGTGAAGAGTTTCCTGCTGGTGTCGCATTGTTCTCAGATGTTGGTGCCCCCACAATAGAAACTATTAATACACTCACCCAAGCACTCCCAATTACAGTTACAGCATCAATTACCGCATCCTTCTCAGAAGACCCTGCATTTGTTTTTGAGGGTGGTGATGGGGAAGGATTTGGCACTACTGGTGATCCCAGTATTGGTGGTGAGCTAATAAGTCGATACACAAGTATCCTATAAGAGAGAATATATGCCTTACACATATGTTAGGCCATCAGTATTTCCTGAGTTGGCCACTGACGATGTTTACAATGGGTTACTTGGTGCTATAAATGTCCAAGAACCCCCAACAGAAATTAAAACAGATGGTTATGACTATGGTGCGAAGTTGCCAAGGGAATTCCATAACTGGTACGGAAGGATAACCAATAACTGGCTTTTGTACACTGATGAAAGAATCACTGACATGTTAGCTAAACTAGCACTGATAGAAGATAAAAATCAAAATGCTGATTTACTTTTCTTTAGTAAATGGTAATCAGGAGAAATAAATGGCAACCGTTTTAGGAAGATTAGCAAGTCATAAATCAGCAGGAGCAGTCACACAAGCTGTGTATCAAGTTCCAAGTGGTAAAGTGGGTAAGGTAAATGTGACTGTAGTTAATAACTCAGGCACAACTGCAACAGTGTTGTTATACATAAGCCCCACATCTACACCAGCAGCAGACTATGTAATTCAACACGATACAATCAGTATCAGTACAATTGGATATGAACGTATTGGATTAATTATGAAGCCAACAGAATGGCTTTGTTATAAAACAGATGTAGCTGGTGTTAATGTTGTGGTGAATGGTATTGAAGAAGACTCGGCAGGTGATTGCATTTCATCTTCAACTTTAATTACGACTAACACAGACACAACAGTGTTTCCAAACTCAGCAGCTAAAGCAACTACAGTGGATGTGACATGTTCCATTCCTGAAGGAAGCGCTGCGGATTTAGTTAGTCTGGAAATGTATGTGACTACAACAAATGTAGCTGGTGGATTCCTTATCCAAAAAGAAACCCTTCGTAGAAATGGTACTACAGGTTTTACAAGAGAGGGGTTGGCTTTATCATCTACAGATAAATTAATTATAAGAACATCAAGTATCGTAGGGCAATTAGCTGTACGTGTTGATGGCTTTACAAGGGGTTGATAGTGAGTACAACATACTTTAATAGGGGCGCTGGTGCAGGTTCAGAAGATAGTCCATTTTTTCAACTAAAGGCTATCCCCCTAACTAACTTAACAAACGTGCCAAGAGATGACAGTTTAGAGAATGTATTTAACCCATTCCTTCCAGTTTGGAGATCTTCTGCCGCAAATAATTTCTTTGACTTTGGCGCTAACTTTGTTAGTTGTAATTTGAAAAGTGTGGACTCGGCGGGAAGTATATCTACAGTTAGAAGTACAGTTTTCGATACAATCCTCACCGGATCAGAAGCTGTAGCTTTGCATCTAAATACAACAGATCAGTGCCTTTATGTCCTTTTATATGAATCCCCCTCGTATAGATTGATTAAGATACACGACACCACAGGTGTGGCTACAAACATAGGTAGTTCCTTCACTCCAAGTACCGCAGCTAATTGGCCAAAATCTTTCAACAGCAATTCAGCATATATGTTGGTTGATGTAGATGGCCATATTCGAGTTTATCACAGGGGATTTTATCACCAGATAAACAAATCTACAGGGGCAATAGTCACACAAAATACTGCTGTTACTATTGGGGGTTTTAGCCTTATAAATACAATATACCTATCAGCAGACAACACAGTGGCAGCAGGAAGGTTCGCAACTGAAGGCTCTTCAACCACCAACAATATTGTGTTGACAAGTCTTGTAAGTCTATCTACTGGATCATTAAACACTATAAAAATAAACCCCTATGCTGTAACCAATGAGCGGTATGTTGGGGATGAAATTAGATATTTAATCTCCGCTGATAGTGACAAGCTCTTCTTTGGTGATGTGCGTTCTGGTGAATCGAGTGTACCTTTCGGGTATGTGTACCGTGCCGACTTCGACCAATTTCTACAGTCAGTAGTTGACTGGTACTCTGGAGAATAGTATATGACTGTGAGAGTAGTGTTTATTTCTAATAATGTTGTTGGTGGTGTTTACAACTGGCCAGACAATTGGAGGCAAGCTTTCTTTGCTGGTAACCCAGATCCCGAGTATTTTCAATTAGAGCAGTTTCAAGTTGATATGGGAGTTACAAATGGTTGGTTGTATCAGGGCGGTGAATTCCTGCCTCCTCCAGACACATCCCCAACCTTTGGAAGAATAATTACTAAGTACGCCTACCGTAATCGTTTTACAGCAGCAGAGAAGAGAGCAATAAAGAAAGCTTCTCTTGGTCTCAACTTACTCTTAACAGAAGATCAGTGGTTGTCTGTTGCGGTAGCTCAAGACGATATCATGGCCACAGCATATGTTCATCTTGATAGACCTGAAACTGTGGCAGGAACACAAGCTCTTGAAGCCTTAGGTTTAATTGCTACTGGCAGAGCTACAGAAATTCTTAGCCCTCCTGTTTGGTCTAATGAATTACTTCCAGAATCAAGAGTTATATTTGGACTTCCTGCCGTACCAACAGAAATTGAAATGGCTGCTAATGGTGGTAAAGGTTATTCAACAGTAGGCCAATTCCAAGCAGACCATCCGTAAGGGTGGTCACTAAGGTATCAAAAAATGAGTAAAAAGAGAAATA